AGTTTTAGCTTTTGTTTTTGATTTGCTGTTTAACTCACCATAATGAAATAACTTTTGGCTAGTTTTGTTGTGTGATGCTCCAGAGTGCAAAGAGCCATCGGGCATCTTGTGCTTACCACCCTTATGAATAGAGCCGTCTTTTTTATAATGATTTACGCCTTTCATTACTTTCTCTTAGATTTTGCTCCAGCACATTTCCATCTTTTTCTTGATAAATTGTTTGGAGTGTTAGGGTCGTTTTGTTTTTTCTTAGATAGTCTTTTCTTTATACCAAGACTTCTTGCGCAATAAGAGTCACCCTTAGATGTACCTGGCTTAACTCTTGGGCCACCGCCTGTAGCGCTACCAGCTTGGCCGTAGCTAACTCTTTTACCAGAAGCTGTTACTTTTACTTTAGCCTTACCTTTCCTTGGTGTTGCCAATTTAAATTAAGCGTAATCTTTAATTAAAGTTAAAACTATAACGTAAGAATCGCCATTTGTATGACCAGTAGTAGTAAGTGCTATATCTCCTGTTTTTCCACCTGATGCAGCAGTATTTTGTATGCCGCCAAAGTCTGTAAAGTCTTCATCAGTCGTATAGTCTGAATTAAGATCCCAGCAAATAGTATTGGTAGTTGCAACCCATAAAAGTTTTACACTCATTCCAAAAGTAGAATAAACAATCCTGCCAAGCTTAACGCCTGTGCAGGCTTGTCCACCCGAGCTGTTAGGATTTAAAGCGCTAACATCTATTTTTGTGACTGCACTTTCACCAGTACCATCAGATGTGTTAGTAAGCTGTATAACCGCTATCCTATCACCATCTTGTATGGTTGTTGTTGTAACTGCATCTGCCATAAATTACTCCTATTAACCTATTGTAGCGATTGGAGTAGATTGTGAAGTCAGTCTCCAAGTTGAGTTTGTTCCATCATCAGAAACACAACACACTGAAACTCTAGCGTTAGCGACTGTTGAGTTTACAAATGTGAATGTATCTCCAGCAATATCACTAGCACCATTCGCTGCTGTACCACCTGTTAAGGATAGTATTCCATAAAAGTTTGAAACAGCAGAGCCTGGTAATACCAAGGTTGTTGTTGTTCCAGCGCCAACGGCTACAGTTACAAAGAAGTCATAATAAACTCCTACATTTCCTGTAGATACAGAAGGGAATGTGACAACATTATTTGCTACTCCGTTAATCAAGAATAATGTTCCTGATTGAGCTGCTGTTAAAGTATCTGATGCTGCTCCTGCCGCATTAAAAGTAGTATCTACTGCCTGTCTTGCAGTAATCGTGCTTGAAGTAGAGATTGCACCTGCTGATGAAATATCTAGATTGGTTGTAACTACGCCTGTTGATGCTGCTACTGTGATTTGTTCAAAACCACCTTCGGACCTAACTGGACCTGAAAAAGTTGAATTCGCCATAATTTCCTCCTCGGAAATAAGTTCTATAGTCTCGGCTTGTCTGCTAGGTCAGTCGATAGAACAAGTTAATTAATCCTAGTTATTCAACAAAGTATATCAGATTAGTCTAAATGAGGAAGAGTTTGTTTTGTTTTTAATATTTCTTCTCTTGATTGAACAAGAGATTGATACGCATCTTTTACAGATGGATCTTTGCCAAAGTAATCTAATATATCTTGGCCTGTCATTTCAATTAAAGATTGTATGGTTAACAGCTGGCCTTTAATATCTTGTAACTTTTCGTCTGAGTGGTCTGCCATATTTTTTATTCTATCTCTTTTTTGACGAATGTTAAATCCTTCTAACCAATTTTGCACGTTAATTAACTTTTTATCAAAGTCTGGGAAGGTTTCCCAATCTCTTATTTGATCAACAGTTCTACCACACCCTTTGCATTGTTCATCAAAAGGGGCCATAGAGGTTGAGCAAACTCCTACACATGGCGAATTTGCTAAACTTATACAATCATGTAAAGCGGTATTCATAACAACAATAATTTGTTACTTTGAGTAAGTTTAAGTCATTTTGTATAGTTTTGACAAGTTTTTTGAAACAAAAAAAAGGGAGCCGAAGCTCCCTTTACCAATAAATTGGATTTAGATACCTTGAGAAGCGTAAACAGCTCTCCAATTAGAATATCCAAATGAATACCTTTCTCTAGCTTTGTAACGCATGTTACCAGTGTCGAAATCGCCTTCTAAGGCAGTAGCCATTGGACTTCTTTGGAAGTGTTTAAACCCATCAGGACAGTCTGTTTTTAAGAACCAAGCATCTGTATCAGTCAGATAATGGTTAACAACATATCCTTGAGGGATCATACCCATATTCTTCATAGCATTGACGTCATTGTCAGATGATCCAGGTCTAAGATTAGACTGAAGCAATCTGTCAGCAACAAATTGTAATGCTGGTGGAATAACTAACTTTTGCGCTTGAAGAGCAATGGTCAAATTTCTGTCATCAACTAAAGTTGAGACATTAATAAGAGCATCTTCTAATGAAGTCTCGTTCAAGTCAGCATAGGTTGAGGGTCTATTACTAGCAGTTCCGCCGCCGCCTAGTGGATGATCAGTAGCCACAAGTGACTTACCATCTCCGCCAGTAATGCTTGTATCGAACGCATTGTTCAATACAGCAGCAGCTTTGATTTGCTTAGTATTCGCCATAGATCTAGCCAAGGCTTTTGTATACCTTGAACCAAGTCTATCGTAAAGATTGTCTTCAACTGCTTCTTCAGTAAGAGCAAAAGCCAAAGCAATGGTTTCGTGTGAATACCTTGAAGTAAAGCCTTCAGAAGCTTGGTCGAAAGAAACTCCTTCGCCCTCACCTTTTACTGAAGCGTTACCAAAGCCAACGATCATTACTTCTTCTTCAAACGCTCTGTCTGATGATTCAGTTTCAAAAATTTCTTCATGCTCAGAATCATAACGGGCGTATTCCATGCCAAAAAGGGCATTTAATCCTGGTTCTAATTCTTTCGCTAATTGAGCTCTATTAATAGCCATGATTAAACTCCTGCTGCGGTTCTGTTAAAATGTTCGTCAATTCTGACGATCATATTAGCATAGGTTGAAAGGGACCCAGTTCCTAAGGCATTATTAGAAGGATCATTTGAGTATCCCATAATTCTTAGTTGCGCAGTACCAGTAGCCATAGTGCCACTAATTTTTACTGCTGACATTCCAGTTGTAGAAGAACCAGCTGCGTAAACAATATCACCATTCAAACCGACTTCGGTTTGGGTAAGACTGCCTGTTGCGGCTGATTGGACTTCAAACAAAACGTCTGGGTCATCGACTACTAATGCTTTCGCATCAGAAGAGGCTGTCAATGTAGTCCAAGTAGGTGAGAAAATTTTCTCTCCACTTGAATTAGTGTAATGACATCCTTGAAAGACTCCTAGTAAAAGATCGCCAGCAGCAGCTACGGCAATGCCGCCTGTGCTAACCATTTTTACTGGATCGCCTGTATAGATTGTTCCAGTTGTACCAGTTAGAAGATCGTACTCAGTTGTTCCTGTAGAATTATAACCTGAGCCCAATTTTCCAATTGGTTTTAAACCGAAGGGCGCATTTGTATTTGCCATTTTTTATACCTTTAATTTAAAATAATTTTAAGCAGCAAAAGAATTAACTTCTTTTACCACCGCCAAAAGTTACGCTTGTGGTTCTCTGAGGTTTTAACATCGGAGAACTTGGATCTGATTCCTTCATTAGATCATTATCAATCGCGTCTTGTTGCGATTGTGCACGGTTATTGAAATAGGCGTTTCTTTCATCACGTGTTTCATTCGGAATCTTAGCCAAAAGCAAACCACCCACGGATACAACACCAGCGTGCTTTCCATTATCAATCGAAGGAAGTTCAAAGTCTCCAATCTCTTCGACGCGAACAAGGTCGAAACCTTCACGCAATCTAGACATTACATTCTTCTTATCATCCTGACCAACAACTTCGGCTCTTATCCACCTGTAGGTAAAACCTTCAGGTGCAGGTGGTGTCTCCAACATAGATGGGGGACGCCATGGTTTGCGAGCAGTATCTTTGATCGCTCGAGTTTCTGCAGAACGCGGAGTCCTGTTATTTTCTTTATTATCTTCAGTCATATTTGTTACCTTTTAATATGCTTTGCGTATTCTTGTACTGGTACATTCAAACGACGAGCCATTTCGACTTCACTTTTGGTGAGCCTGACCTGTCGTTTTCCTTTAGAGCCATCAGATCTTCCAGCAGGTGCAACAGTTTGTTGCATTCTAGCCTTGGACTTAACCGCTCCGCCATCGCTGAATTTGTGTGGAAATTCAACTCTAATACGTTTATCTATTTCATCATAGTACATTGTGTCCGAAGGATCAAACCCTTCTTCCTCAATTAATTTTTGATGAATGTTAAAAGCGGCCAAAGTCATTATTTCGTCTTGACCAAACCACTCGTTTTTTCCTGCCCAACTCTCAGCTTCAGGGTCTGCTTGAGGTGTCGGCGCTTGAACTTGTTGTTGCATTTGTTGTTGAGGAACGTTTTGATAAACGGGCTCTCTTTCAACTTGCATTCTATTGTTAGCTAACTTACTTTCTTCAACAGTAATTTTGTCAAGAATTTCTTGGGCTTTAGTTACCTTGTCCCAATCTTGATCTTGATACGCTGACTTTAAAACAGTATTGGCTTGAGCGCGTTGAGATTTTAATCTGTTCTCAGCCTCACCATAATAACTTTGACTTAGGTGACTTGTATTAGTTTTTAAGTTTTCGTTTTCAACTTGTAAGTTTTTTGCATACTCGTAAGCAGATTGAGCGGCACGCTCTTGCTCACGCATTTTTTTAGTTAAAGTTGCAATACGTTTTTTAACACCTTTTGAGTAGTTTTCTAATTCGTCTTGCTCTTCATCTTTAACCGTCTCTTCGTCAGAAATATTGTCTATAGCTGATTGCGCATCTTTGTCCTCTTCTGGAACATCAAGTTCTACAATCTCGCCTTCTTCAATTTCCTCTTCAGGAGCTTGATTATTTTCTTCTTCTAGCATGAGTCCTCCTCACGTTTACAGCGTGACGATATCATCGGGATCTGCGATCGTAGCGATAACTTCGTCGTCGTTAATAATACGGCATTCTGCATCATCGCCTAACTTAAAGCGAGCTCCAGCATACCGACCAATTAGCACCCATTGCCGTTCTTCACACCAAGGTGTGTCTCCAAACTTGTTTTTGTCTTTGTAACACATAGGACCCATTTTTATTACGTAGGCCACTACTGAGGCTAGCGCCTCTCTGTCAACAGATTCTTTTGTTAATACAATTCCACCTTTAGAAACACCTCTGCCTCGGTAGGGAAGAATTAACATGCGCCAACCTGTAGGGCTGGGCATTCTTTCGATAAGAGATTTATCTACCAAGGTAGGATCTAAAACCCTCTCCTCTGCATTGACAAAAGCTTTGTCAAGCTCAGATTTCTCTTCTTCTTTTATTGATGCTGTTTTATCTTTTTCGATTTCAGCGGCTATATGGTCAGGGACCAGTACTTTGTTCTTCGTCATTTTCTTCTATCCTCTCTAGCAATTCTCTAAGTTCTTGTTCTACGTCGACGAGAGAATTGTAACGTCCACGCAAGTATTGATAATCATCAAAAGATTTAACACCATTGAGCAACGAGCTCTGAGTGTCTTCTTTCTTCTCCTTTAGCCGCTTTTGTAATTGGTCGGCTACCCAAATTGCTGACATTTAATAAACGCCAGAAAACTTACCACCAGAAGAAGCCTCACCGAGACCTCTTGACTTCCCTTTGCCCACTCCTGGGGTTGGGGTTGTACTTGTTGAAAAAGTTCCTGCATTGGTTTTTAAAGGAACAGTTCCTTTGTTTCCATATGAGCATTTGTTTTTCATTACTGTTGGAGCTTTTTGATTTTTAACTTTAGTTCTTTTAATCATTTGTTTACCTGTATTGATCCATCTGGCTTAGGCCAAGATCAATCAATTTTAGTTCTTTTTGTTGATCAAGTCTATCTTGAGTTGTTCCGTCCTTCATTCTAGCAATATCTCGCTGCGCGTCAATACGCTCTCGGTCAATTCTATCTTGATTGGCTGAATCTTGCGCACGCATTTGTTCCTTCATTTGGAACTGCTCTTTGTCTTGCTGAAGCTCTTGACCTTTAAGTGCTAACTCTTGTTTTCTAATAACAACCAACGGATCTTCTTGCGGAGGCGTGGCTACCTGTTGAGCAAACTGCCCTACCAAGTCAGTCATTATCGGGGAGCTGAATTGAGCCAATATATCACTGGCTTGTTGGTTAATCGCCGCCGCGTCAACA